CGGTTTGACGATCTCAGGATATTTCAGCACCGTAACGTTCTTGGACGATGCGGTCGTCCCTTTGAATGTAATCTCGCTCATGCGCCGTACCCCCTCGCCGCACGCCGGGACGCGTCAGTCAGTCCCTTGCGAATTTTGTAGATGTCCACAGCGGTCGGGCTGTTCACGTTCACATTCACATTGCCCCCGGTCGCATTGGGCAGGTTGAATTTCAGACCGCTGTTGAATGCCGCCGCCACCGCCGCGCCCATGGCCGCCGCTTGCGCGGTCGCCTGCTGGCTCATGGCGTCTATCGCCGCGTACACCTGCACCGCGCCCATGTCAATGCCCATGGCGATGCCGGCCGTGATGTTCACGCCTTCCCGCGCCATCAAGGCCGAGGGCGAGCGCATCTCAAAGGCCGCTTTCAGGTTGTCGACCAGCATATTCTTGATTTCTTCGGGCTTGTCCGTGATACCGCCCTCAGCGCTGGTCATCCCGTCCGCGATGCCCTGGTTGATGTACATACCGATGGTCTCGCCGTCTTTGCCAGCCCGCTCCGCCGCGCCCTTCAGGTCCATCATTTCGATCATCCCGTCCAGCGCGCCCTGGGTCTGGGTGACATCCAACATCTCCCAGTTTTTGGGGTCACTAAACAGGGCATTAAATAACGTGAACCCCAGCTCGCCGTCATTCACTGTGCCAAGGCCGTCTTTTAAGCTGCTCAGCAGGTCTGCCTGCAGCCCATCCAGCATGGCGATCGTCACGCCGCCGGACTCAAAGCCCAGATTCTCAGCGCCCGCGCGGATGTTTTCAATAAGCCCGTACCAGGCCTCCTCGCCCATCTCGTCCGCGTTACTGTTGAGCGCGCTGGCTACCATGGCGTACAGGTCATATTCCTGCGCCGCGCGCTCCAACGCCGCCTTGGCCTCCGGCTGCGCCTGCATCATGCCGTCAATCAAGGTGCCCACCTGCTCGGTGTAGGCCAGTTTTGCTGCCGACACCTGCGCGTCGTAATCGGCAGTACGCTCGGTAATCTGTTGGCCGATGGTGCTGGATAATTTTTCATCCCCCGCGTCCTTGGCTTCCTTAAACTGGCGGTTTAACTCCGCCAAATCTTCCCGGTAAGAAGAGCTGGCCGCCTTAATCTCGCCCTCACTCAACAGCCTTGCGTATTCCAGCGATTCACCAAACATGCTCATCGTGCCGTAGCCGCTCTCAACGGCCGCGGTCGCGCCTTCCAGCTCCGTCTTTCGGTCACCGCTCAGGGCGTCGGCCTCCTCCCGCACCTGACGGATGGCGGCCAGTGTCTCATTTTTGCTGTTTTCGTCGATGTGAATGACGACGTTTGCCAGCGACGCAACGATTTTTTCAGTCGGCGACTCAATGGACTCAATAGCGGCCACCAATAAGGCGACTGCGCCGACTCCGGCGACAATGCCCCACAGCGCGGGGCTTGAAATAGCAGACTGTAGGATGCCTGTAGATGCCTTCGCTTTTCCGAGTGCGGTCGTAATATCGCCAACAGCGCTTATGACCTTGCCCAGCCCCATCAGAACGGGTCCGCCAACAGCCAAGCCTCCGCCAATTCCGAGGATCCAATTCTGCGTCCCTTCGTCAAGATCGCCAAATTTCCCGAGCAGGTCTGTAATCTTGGTCATGATGTTCTGGATCGGGTCCACCAGGTTCTCGCCTACGTCGGCTGCGGCGTTTTCCATCTTATTCAGCTGCATGTTCTGATATGATTCAGCGGTGGCATAGCGCTTTTCGGCTTCCTCGGCCAGCGCGGTGTTCTGTGCATAGGCTTCGTTGGAGATTTCCATGGCACGTTTGAACATATCCGGATTGGACGCGGCCGCCGCGATCAGGTTGGAGAGCCGGATTTCCGTCAGGCCCATTTCCTGCAGTTTGCTTAGAACCGTTTCCTCGCCGCCGGATGTTTCCAATTCGTTCAATCCTGTGAAAAAATCAAGGATAGACTGTCCCGCGTTGGATTCCCACCCGGTAACAAATTCCTCTTTGCTAACGCCCGCCACTTCGGCAAACCGTTCCAGGTCAATCGCGGCCTGGACCAGCGCTTTGGCATCCGTAGCGGTCATATTCAGTTCGTTTCCGAGCTTCTTCCATCCACTGGTCATTGATTCGACTTCAACGAAGAAGTCATATGCGCTGGCTTTCCCAGCCAGTTGCCCGTATTGGTCTGCAGCGCGTATCAGCATATCATATTCGTTTTTACGTTCAGCGATACCCTCCATCTCCGCAGCCCGAGCCAGTGCGTCCTGCTCCAGATAGGCAAAGCTGTCAATGAAATCAAACGCCTTCATGCCGATTTCCCCGGCCAGCTGCATCTGTTTCATCAGTTTGCCGGCCGCGGAACCACCTGCCTCCGCATTGATACCCACAGATGTGAACCCGGCGGCCAGGGCTAAAATCGCTTCGTTTGACATCCCGGCCAATTCACCTGTGGACGCCATGCGCTGGGCCATTGCGAGCAGTTCCCCCTCAGTTGTCGCCAAGCTGTTTCCAAGCGCGGTAACGGCCGATGCGACCCGGGTGATGTTTTCAAAGCTGCCCTGGTCCGTCACGTTCAGGAACCGCGCCAGCACATCCGCGCCGGTGGAAGCGTCCAGATCGTCAGCGGTTTCCGAAATCATGGCAATTGATTTGACAAACTCAACCACCTGATCGGCACCGACGCCCAGCGCGCCAGCCTGTCCTGCCAGTTCCATCAGCTCGGTGTAGCCGACCGGCGTGGTCTCTGACAGGCTTTTGAAGGCCGCCTCAATGTCCGCGTATTTGGTGGTGTCCGTCTCGTCGATTGTCTTCTGCATCGAAACGGTGGCGCTTTCAAAATCCAACGCGGTCTTGTATGCCTTGCCGCCTAAAGCCATCAGCGGTCCGCTCACATACAGCGACATGGTCCGCCCCATGCGCTGCATACTTTTGCCGAAATTGGAGGCCAGCGTGCCGAACTTAATCAGGTTCGCTGCCGACAGTTGGTTTTTGAGCGCTTGCGCTTTCGCTTCGGCTGTGGTCAGCTGCGTTTCCAGCCCGCTCAATTGCTTGGCCGCCAGCAGTTTTTGGGCGTCCGTATCCGCCGCGTTGAATTTCGCCCGGGCAGCCTCAACGGCTTTTTGCAGGTTCTCCACAGCCTTCTGCTGCAGCCCCAGCTTCTCCTCCAGCTGGCTCCGGCTTGCGTCGCCGCCCATGCCCTTGATCTCAGAGTCGATGTTCTTGATCTGCCGGTTGATTTCCGAGGCGGTTTTCTTAAAGCCGCCCGCGTCCATCGAAAGCCGGACGACCATCTCCCGCGTTGTTTCCGCCATTACAAAATCACCTCGTCAATGTATCCGTCTTCTACAGGGTCCTGCGCCGTTTTCCACGCCAGCGCCTGCATGTACGCCAGTATGTCCATGCCGTCTATTTCGTCCGGCGTCCGGCCCTTTTCCAAATACGTCCAGTAAACCTGCCAAACAAAGTCGGTGATGGTGCTTTTTTTTTACTGTCTCCGCTCGTCGGGAACGACTCCAGCACATGGGTCACCTGCGCGTTGACAGCGGCAATCGCCAGCCCGATGTCCGTGATGGCGCGGTCCGCCGGGTAGTGGTCGTAATATTCGTCCGGCGTGAATTGATTTCCACAAAAGGTGCAAAACCAGTTGACCAGCGCGTCCATGTCTTTTTTCATATCCGCGGCGTCTGGGTTCTCCTGCCACCGCTTGAAAACCGCCTGGGCTGCCCCGATTTCCCGGAGCGCTTTGGCGGTGACTTTTTCGATTTTGTAGGTTTTCCCGTTCAGTTCAACCTTGAACATCATTCCCTCCAAAAAGAGGGGAGGGTTGCCCCTCCCCGTTATAGGTCGGTCAGCCCGACAGCCTCGTTATACACAGCCGTGAAGAAGCTCGCCGGGTCTTTCGCTTGCGGGATGTCCTCGGAGTCCAGGATGTACTTGAACGCATCGTCTTTCGTGCGCTTGATGAAGGTCAGGCTGATGGTGTCGTTCTGCCGGGTGGGCGCCTTTTCCTTGGTGTGGAATTGCTCGTCCAGCGGCTGCGCCCGGCCCTTTACCAGCCACACATAGCGGTCGTTGCCGTCGCGCTTTTCAGACTTGAATCCCATCGCGTAATAGGGCGGGGTTGCCCCGGCCACTTCCACAATTTCGTTTTTGGTGCCGACCTTGTTGCCCAGCAGCTTGGCTTGGAGGCTCAGCGGGAGTTCTTTGACCTCCAGGGTCACGGTCAACTCCGTGTCCGGGTAGAGCACATCGTTCTCGATGTCGTCCGCGTACAGGATGTCCGGGTCCGCGTTGGCGTGGCTGATGCTCACGTCAATGGCGTCCACAACTTCCGTCTCAGCCGCGTCTTCATAGGTCAGGGTGCTGGCGGTGTCGGTTTTGAGTTTCCAAAAGATAACGTCCCGCAGGCCGACGCGTGAATAGGTTGCCATAATTTCTCCTCCTTACTCATCAAATGCCGGCGTGTAGACATTGGCGAAGAACACGTTGGCCGCGGGCGCCCCGTCGGCGTCCGAGTCCACCTTGACGCTCACATAGTTGTCATAGGTGCGCTTGATGGCGGTGATTTCCAGTTTGTCCTGCTGGCGCGTGATGGTGCCGCCCTCCTTGGTGTGGAAGGTCTCGTCCATCGGTTTGGCGCGGCATTTGTAGTACCACACATAGCGGTCCGCCCCGCTGCGCTTGCGGCTCTTGAATCCCAGCGCGAAGTAGGGCGGGGTAGCCCCTGAGAGGTACTTGTACGCCCCGGCAGCGTCCTTCGCCGTGGACTGCCCGAACAGCAGTTTTTGCAGTTCGATCGGCACTTCCTTGACCTCCAGGCTGATGGTGATTTCCGGGTCGGGGTACAACACGTCCGACTCGATGTCATCCGCGTACTGGACATCGGGGTCCGCTGTGCCCCGGGAGATTTGCGCGTCGATGGCCTCCAGCGTGGAGGTTGATTCCAGCGTATAAGCCGCCGCCACGGTCGGGGTGTCGGTGTTTGGGTTCAGCCAGGCGATTTTCACATCGCGCAGGCCGATTCGGGATGATGTTGCCATGTTTTACAGTCCTTTCGAATTCATTTGGTCAATGACGACCTGCTTGACAGTGTTCCAGGCTTCGTCTTTTTTCAGGTCAAAGGCGGGTCGGATGAAGGGGTGCGGGTCCGCCGGGCGCGGCCCGCCGTGTCCGTACTCCACATAGGCCGGGTAGTAGTCATCGCCGCTGAAATCGCGCCGGTGGATGCCCACCGTCACCTGGCGGCCGTTTCGCCCGTTCCGCGCTTTCCCAACCTTGATAGCGCTCTTCAATTTTCCGGATTTGACAGGCGCCAACTGCCGCATTTCCCTGGCGATGACCTCCGCCCCTTCCGCCAATGCCGCGTCCACATTGGTGTCGCTGGGAATCATCTTCTCCAGGTCGCTCAGCAACACCTCAGTGCCAGATAATGTAATGGCCATTCACACCACCTCCAGGTAGGAGAAGGTGAACGCGACGTGGTAGTCCCTCAGTTCAGTAACGGCGTTCGAGGCCTGCCCAACGTCGCGCATTTCAATCTCGTAGAACCCCGCGCCTTCCATGGCCGTCCGCACAGCGTTGGCCACCGAGTAGGGGTCGGTTTCGGAGAACACGTCCAGGTAAACATAGTGCTCTCGTTCGTGCAGTGTGTCATCCGCTGACAGGTCCGGCCGGTTCACCGTCTGGAAGGTGACGTAGGTGGCGGGCGGGTTGGTGTCCCCGGCCCATTTCATCCAGTAAACAGGCGCCTCCACGCTGGAAAGCGCCGTCACAATCTTTGAGCGTATGTCCATCTCATCACCTCAGGGCGCAGGTCAGCTCCACGCGCCCCCGGCCGGAGGCGTAGGACCTGACGACGTTGTATTTCGTGCCGTTCCACTCCACCTCGGTTTGTCCGGTGTAATCGTCCGCGTTCACGCTAAACACGATGTCCACACGAATGCCCGCGGCGTTGGCGGCGTAGTACTCGGCGCGTTTGGCGCTCAGTTTGTCCGCCCACACCGTGGTCTTGGTTTCCGTCAGTTCCGGGATGCCCACATCGCTGACG